ACGCTTTGGATTTGTTCATAACCACCGACAGTGTGTGCCATTGCGGTGTCTTCGATTCTTTCTTTTGCATAACTTAAAACTACACAATATGTTACAAATATCAGTAAAATTGAAGAAAGAATTTTCAATGTCTTCTTATTAAAGGAAGGCATTTACTATTCCTCGGATTGTTAAACTGGAGAGAGGATTAACCAGTGACTCCCTACACTGGACACTTTTCCTTAAAGTGCATTATATTTAGGGTTTTGAGACTGTTGATAGTCTCGTTTCAACTCTAAATTAGAACGGTTGGCGGTTTATTCTGTTTCGAGGGAAACCGCCGAAAACCCAATGACTTACTGCTTACGCAGCAAGCGCAAAGGCAACGTTATCGTTTGCATTTACTTTTTATGGCACTTTGCCAGTCAATCAGTCTCGAATTTCCTATTATGTTCCAGTCGATACTAGTTCGCCCCCATCATAAACACTCAGTTTTTCTTCACTTATCTAAGTGTTTATGGTGGAGGCGTCGGGTACTGCCCCCGAGTCCTCAGAACTTTTCAGTCTTTGTCAACAACTGATATTATATTTATACTATAGTTTACTTCAGAAGTCAAGCTAAATAGTAACCATTTTCATAATAATCGCGAGTCCGAAGCAATTCTTTTGCCCAGTTATCACGCTTCTCAATAAACACCTGTGGTTCTTCATCTTCAACTGCAATTAGAATTACAATGTTAGGAACAGGAATACCTGTCCGCTCTTCATACATAATTGCATATGCAGTAGTTTGCATAAAGTAGGAACTGATATGTTCCTTCTTCTTCAGTTTACCTGAGGTTTTAAAGTCGATAACTGCTCGTTGACCGTTATACTCGCCAATGCAGTCAACTCGACCTGCCATACGTAGATGGTCGCTATACAGAGCAAGTTCTTGACAATGTATATTGCTTATAGGATCGAGAATGGGTAGAAATTTCTTGAACATCTCAAGGTCGAGCAAAGATGCGTTCGTACTCGTATACGCTTCCTTTAGATCTTCGTTTTTGAGATATGTCTCGGTTAGAGTATGAATCTTAGTTCCACGAGTGGATGACTGCTTAGAGATTTTATCTGCCGCTTCAGCACCAACACGAGCACGCCACTTAGCGATTCCGTCTCGACTTAACACAGAAAGAACGGTGGTAGCAGAAGGATACGCTACACCAGAGGCATTAACGTAAACTCTGCTACCATCTTCGTTCGTAGTTGACTGAGCGAAATCTTCATAATCATATATCGTTTTAAACATAATTCATTATACTATCATTCAAACGAAAAGTCAAGCCCTTTCGGTAATAAACTCTCTCAATTTAGATTGATAAAACTGAAAATAAGTAATATCGCTTTCTATTTCAGAATAATTTTCATCCTCAACCACGGTATTTGCTTCTGCAATTTCTCTATTCAATTTTGTAATAAACTCTGCGTTGTCGGGGTCTTCTGCATCTAATCCATCCAGTTGAGATTGCAACTGAGAAGGACGATTTAGTGCGTGTTCTTTTGGTTGGGTTGGTAGACCAGTAAATGCATCACCAAGCGATGCGTGGAAATCTTCTAGTAATTGTGACATATTTTGTCCTTTCTATGCTGCGTGACGACTCTCATATTCTAAACGTGCAACTATATATTCTTTCACCAGTTTAGATCTAACAATATCGTCTACATTAAATTCAATGGTATTGAACGATGGCATAATGTCAGTAATCGCAAGGAATTTTTGCAACCCAGACATATCGTTCTTCTTATATAGGTCAGTTTGACGGAAGTCTCCACAGAAAATAACTTTTGAGTTCTTGCCGATACGAGTCATAACTGAATTGAGTTCCATGTCTGTCATATTCTGACATTCATCAACGATCACAATTGAATTGTCAAGAGTAATACCACGAACGAATGATGTAATTAAAAAGTGAATAACTTTTTGTTCTTGTAGACGAACAAAGGGTTGAATATGATTAAACAGATCTTCACAAATTTCAACATATGGTAACGTGTAAACTTCTGTCTTTTCTTTCTCATCTCCTGGAAGATGTCCGATTTCACGAGAAGGAACAGCGGAACGAACAATGATCACTCTCTCAAATTTATTGTTACCTTCTAATACTTCTTCAAGTGCCTTATATAATGCGATAAAGGTTTTACCAGTGCCAGCGACACCATGTAGTAGAACTGCGGATGCTTGCTTGTCAAATAATTCAAAAAACTTTCTTTGGTTTTGAGTTAGAGGACTAATCGTTTTGAGATCATTTTGAGTAACTTTGCATTTTGAACTTCTCTCCTGAATGACTGTGGCAGGTGGTGGAGTGACGAGTTGTAGGTTATTTTGCTTTCTTCGCGCCATTTCGCAGTCCTTATTTTTCTAGGGTTGATATGAAAAAGGCGACGCCACAATACGGTGGAGTCGCCTCTAATTTCCGAGGACATCGGAATCTAAAATCGGGATGGGAGTTCTGGTTTGTTCCATACAAGTATTTATTAACTTGCGACGCTCCACCACTCCGGAATCGGACGATTTTTCCATTTTGCCATTTTATTTTTTGCACCGATATAATAGTTGCGATAAGACTTAATAGAGTCAGGAACTTTATATTCGTCGGGCATCGCAGGAGTAGGTTGCGTCAAATATCCAACAGGAATGTTTTTTGGAGTACGCTGCAAATATGGAGCAAGTCGATCGCACGCATGTGTTTTACCATAACGATACGTATACTCTGACATTAGTGATACGAACAAACAATACAACCAGTTGTAGTTATTGTTTGACTGTCGTGCCCAAACAGCAGAAGGATGGTTGATATGTGTTGCTTTATACAGAACACTATCTGTAGAATCGTCAAACAACTTCCATCGTTTTGCTTTTCGATATCGAGGAGGTAAAGAACCCGCAACATACTTTTCTTCTGTCCACTCTGTACCATCTAGAACACGGTGGGCAGTTGAGAGTAACTGAGCATACTCGAGAATCATCTTAACGACATGTTTGTCGTTGTGGTATTCTGCGCACTTGGTGACATTACTGTCGAGATAAAAAATATTCATAATATATTACTCGTCAAATGGAATCTCTTCCATGTTGTTGATTATTTCTTTTATCGCAATCTTGGCGACATCACTAATTATAATGTTTCCTACTGAAAAGTCAAGTGCTTTTCTAACAAAAATTGGATCTAATGCAGTTAACATATCAGCATTATATCTCTTATCACCTTCTGGATAAGTATTTAATGCAGTTACAACAAGTTCTACCTCAAGATCTGTATATAAGCATATACGATATCTTCTATATGATAGAAATCTATCTGGAAATGATACTACTTCGCCCATAATACTATTTATTATTAAAAGACCTTTACTTGGTATAATTCTTGGAACATATCAGCATCTTTTAAATTATTTACCATTGGGAATCCCTTGATGTTTAAACTTGTATTGAGTAACATCGGACAACCTGTTTCTTCTAACCAACGTTCTAATAGTCGATACAATCCAGGATGTTGCTCTTTAGTTACGGTCTGGACACGACTTGTCCCATCAGCATGGACAATAGCAGGATATTGATCAGGATATTTACATCTTGAAGTAAATTGCATATAAGGGGATGCCGAAGATGGCATGTTAAAATAGTCTGCTGCATATTCTGCCATGATGACTGGAGCAAACGGACGGAACTTCTGCCTTCGTTTAATTGCATTGACTTTATCCTTAATATCACTTCTAGTTGGATCTGCCAACAAACTACGATTACCTAGTGCACGTGGACCAAACTCTGCTCGCCCATTAGCAACACCCACTATACCGTATTTTTTAAGATAAGTCAATAGATTTTCGACAGGATATTCACCCTCGATATTTTCACCGAGATATGGACCTTGCCAGTTTAACTTCTCACGATTGTTTGCGACGATAGCACCCAGACTACTTCCTGCATCACCAGGATTTGGCATTATCCAGACGTTCTTGAAATACTTTAATGCGATATGATTCGCAGAGCAGTTAAGTGCGCAACCCCCTGATAACACTAGATTATTTTGCGTTGGGTCTATCTTTTTGGCACGAAGAAGTAGTTTTTCAAATTCTTCTTCATATATCTGTTGAGTAGCAGCAGCGATGTCGTAAGGGTGTGGATCATCTTCTAATCTCCACCATTTACAACCACGATGTAGGTTTTCTTTTTCCCACAATCCACGAATCTCGTCGTAGTAACGTTCTTTGACACCATATGCTGCCATACCCATTAGAATGTATTCATCTTCGTTTGGTTTCAATCCAG